ATGGGAGTTCCATCTATCGAATGTAACTAATTTAATATTAAATCCACGATGACGCAATTCTAAAATATAATCTCTTACATCCGCAAAGTCAACAGACTTATCTTTTGTTGGTGTCCACCATCTTACTGCATCTACTACAACTTTTGGAGATGCTTCTTTCATCTGTCCCGCAATTTTCATAGTTACCCAATGGTCAATATGTGCTAAGGCAACTGCACAGTGGTCATGTTTTTGGGCAAGGTCAACGTGAACAAAGTATTCTTTTTCTTCATCTGGTACAAAATGGTTCTCAAAAGAACCAGTTTCATCTACACCATTTTTCTGAACAAAAGCTGCTTCAACTTTTTCACGAGATTTAAAGAATGCATCTACTGCATCTGGTGGCATACAAGCAAAACGAGAAAGAGAGTCGATTGGGTCATCATAAAAAGCTTGAGCTAAATCTTCAATTTTAATAGTTGGGTTAATTTCCCAAGTTGGTCGTTTTAATGCAAAAACTTTTTGTGTATTGTAATGGGTAATATGATCTTCTTCCCATTCAATTGTAAATTCATTTTCTTTAATGCCATCTGGCAATTCAATATCTTTTTTAAAAGTATGAGATCTTACAATAATTTCTTTTTCCGCTACAACGTGGTTATATCTTTGTTGGATGTAGTCATTTTTAAAGCGGGGGAATGAAAGAAGAATAATTTTTCCAACACTTGGAAAACGAGATGTTACAGACTGACGGTACATCTTATAAATAGCCTCAGCAGTTTTTGCACCTGCGTGACCAGACGTAGATTCAAGCTCAAAGCCCGAAATCTCATCAAGAATGACCATAATAACATTGTAACCCTCCCAAGATTCTCTTTGAGAGTGACCAGAGTGTACTGTAATAGATTTAGGAAATGTAATAGATGCAACTTTATCATCATATTTACCTGCAAACCAAGGACAATTCTTAATTCTTTTTAAGAAACCGCCGAAGAAAACTTTTTTAGCCTGTTCAGCGTTAATAGCGATATTGATAATGTCAATAGCATCGTCTGTTGGTTTTCCAAAATATCGAGCAGGATCGTTTAGGCACAATAATAAATAAACAATGTAGGCACAAGCAATAGTAGAAACATAGTCCTTACCAGAACCTTTTCCTAGTTGGAAAATAACTTCTGTACAAGTTTGCTTGTGTCTTTTCAATCCCTCTTCTTCACCATATAATTGAATAAGAGTTTCTAATTTATAAACCTGAGTTGATGCTTTAATCATTGTGTACTGATTTTGTGAAAGTGGGGGCAATCCTAAGAAATCTTTACTTGTCACAAATTCTTCAATGTCTACAGGAACTTCCTCAAATACATCATCATCTAATGCACTAAGAAATTCATCAAACTCAAACATCTACAGGTTCGACCTTTCCAGTAACTTCAGACAATCTACGAGCAACCTCAAATTTACAATGGTCGCAAGACGCTGTTACTGATTTAAGAATGTTTACAAGGATCTCTTGTTTTCTTTCTGTTTCTAGTAATTGATCTGCCAATTCATTATTTTCTAGCAGTCCCGCTTTCTGCAGCATATCAATTCTTTTGCCCTCAACATCAGCAATAAGCTTTAGAGTCTGAGCTTTAATATTTAATTGATCGTTTGCGTCTGCTTGCTCTACAGTTTCCCAAGCACGATTAATAATCATTGCGTAATGTTGATCTGTAGCAGCAAGTGCTTCTTTTGCTCTTTCACGAATACTGCTGTCGCCCTTAACAAGGCTTTTCCAAGTATCTAGATGCTCTAAGACTTCTGTTCTTTTAATTCCAAGTTGTCGTGCAATTGCTGTGGGATTATTGCCCTTTAGCATTTCTTCCACAACATTATTCATTTGATCAAATTTATTAGCAACTTCAATTTCAGTTGACATTCTTTTTCTTCCTAAACTTTTTAGGCTTAACTTTCTTTACATCAAAGACATAAAATGATCTAAATCCATCTCCACCCACAACGTCAATCCATTCTGTTTGAGTTTTTGTGTTATAAACATGACGAATAAACTTGTATTCTCCACGATTAAATTTAACTTTAACCTTATCTCCTGGAACTAAAACATCCTTGCCCTGAGTATATTCCTCAGAAACTTTCCAATTGGGGTTCAAGTTAATTGGTGTTTCTTGTTTTTGTTTCGCCATTTTAGCGATACCCTCCTGATGTAGGTGCCCATACAGACACATTTCCAATTTTTAATGTTCTGGTTAACTGATTTTTACATTCTTCGCAAACCTGATTATCTCTTTCATCAATTGGGATAAACATTTTATCCACAGACGTTTCACAGGTGTTGCACTCATAATAATATGTTGGCATTTAAAATCCTTTTGTTATATACATTATACATTATATGTAGACTTTTGTACAGTCTAGTAATTGTCTCCCAGCACTTCGGGCAGTTCTGCCCAAGGATACTTGCTACACATTTCTTGATAGATATAGCCATCCGCACAGAAATCATTACGATACCAGTATCCTGATTCTTTCCAAATATCTCTATGTGCAACAAGTTGCATTGCATCAATATGTGTTACAACTGGTGGCAAACCTGTAAACGGAACGACACCGCCATTCATTTTAAAATGCAAAACTTGAAAAATAACAATGCCAACATTAGTTTCATTTAACTTGTTGTTTATTTTTTCAAAAGCTTCTGGGTAAAATACGTTGTCTATATTAAATTGAATAAAGAACTCTCCATTTGCTTGCCTCATAGCCAGATCTCTTGATGGATGACCCCATTCACCTAAATGATGGGAAGTATGAATAATGGTTGGATTTAGTCCTAATGCTTCAAAATCAATTTCATCTGAATATGGAACCTCTTTTGGACCATCGTGACAGATGATTAATTCAAAATCTTTAAATGTTTGATTTGCTAAAGATTCTATTCCTTTACGAAATCCATCTCTAGGAACATGCTTTTCATAGTCTACCGCAATAATAGAAAATTTAGGTCTTTGCATTATCTCTTCTCCCAATAGTGTAAATTTTTATTTATATCATTAAATGGATTTTCGTAAGTTTCTTTATCTGGCATACCGCCCCATTTAGATATATAGTAATTTTGATTATGATCCCAGTCTGCATCAGTTGTTACAGGATTATCTGGGTCATGCTTTTGTGTGGCAGAGCCAACATGGTTAACTGTCACATCTGTTCTTACATAATTTTTTAATCCAGCCAAACGTATTCTTCTATGCATATCATTGTCTTCAAAATATGCTGGAAAAAAGTTTTCATCAAACCACCCAACATTTTCAATCAATTGTTTAATATCAACAATGAAGCAAAAGAAATCCGCATTGCTTACCAGCTTAAATCCTGGCTCATATCGATTTTGATTTGGAGATACAATTACTGCTTTGGTGTATCTGATTGTATCATATAGTTCTTTGATTGCCCCTTCTGGAAAAGTAACATCATCATTGGCAATAATAGCATAATTGTTCCCGTATTGTAAAGATCTTTTCATTCCTTCATTCCAAGCCCCCGAAACTCCCCTATTTTCTTTCCAATTATCCATGATAATTGGTTGAACAGGATAGTCTACGGTTGCCATCAACTCGGTAAATAAGTCAAACTTGTTTAATACGGGAACAATTAGCGATAGTGTCATTTAGAGATTTAACCATTCTGGATGAGCAAGTGTCCACTCTACCGTTTTACGAATTGATTCTTCCAAAGGAATTGGTAAAGACCATCCAGTTTCAGAAATTTTTGTACCGTCAAGTGCGTAGCGCAAGTCATGCCCTGGGCGTGACGAATGAAAATCTTCCAATTCATAATTCAAAGGCTTCCCTACAGCATCTGCAATCATTAAAGCCATCTCAAGGTTATCCACTTCACGCTCTCCTACAATATGAAAACGCTGTGGCATATCTGCTTCTCCGTAGAGAGGAAAATCTTGATTAAGAACATGAAGCAACCCATCTGCTTGATTACGAGCATGCAGGTAAAAACGACTCCCAATCTCTCCTGTTGGAGATGCATGAATTTTCATTGGTTCCCCACTGAGAACACGCTTAATTGTCATAGGCATAAACTTTTCTGGATCTTGTGTTTCACCAATAATATTCATTGTGTTGGTGATTGCCAGAGGAATACCGTATGTACGCCAATAAGAAAATGCAATATCTTCTTGAGCAGCCTTAGAAGCTGAATACGGATTGCTTGGGAAATGTTGATCTACCCATTCACGATGAGCATAACCTGCTGGTGCTGGACCATAAACTTCATCTGTAGATACCTGCAAAAACTTTTCTGGCTGTGCAATTCTAGCCCAGTCAAGTAGGTGACAAATAAGAGAAACATTGTTAATAATAAACGGGGCTGGATACTCAATGCTTCGATCAACATGGCTTTCGGATGCCACATTAATTACATAATCAATCTTACCAAACTCATGTGCGGTTACTGCAGAAATTGGTGCTGTAAAGTCACACCTAATTACTTTAACTCGCTTGTAGGCATCTTCTATGCCCTCACAGGCTACACGAATTCTATCGGTCAAACCTTTATGTGTAAATGTTGTTGGGCAAACTACATACCAATCTGTATTTACCAAAATGTGGCGAAGTACATGACTTCCAACAAAACCACTTGCTCCTGTGAGCAATACTCTTTTCATTATTCTCCTAATTGTATGTTTTGATATTATAGCAAATAATATTAAATACTGCCATAATATCCTGGACTTTTTGGTCTAACCAAATAAATATCTTTTTGATACCAGTTAACCCTTACCCCAAAATTGCTTAAATTTTTAATATGCTCATAATCAATCCAATGGGGATTTTCAATCCTTGCAGTTGCTGCTGAAAATGGGTACTCAAAGAGTAGGGCTGTTTTATATGTAGGCACCGCTACTGTACCAACTTGAATAAATGCTACAGGATTCATGCAAACTGTGTTGCCATCATTATATCTTAATCCAGGAATCCATATTCCAGCATCTGGATCTTGTAAAATTCTTTGTTGCATAAATTCCGCAGCACCTTCAGCAAATTCATCATCATCATCAAGTAAGCAAAAATACTCTGTAGTTGTAGCATAAGCTCCCATATTAATTGCTGCACTTCCATATTTATCAAATTTTTGACCTGTTTTTAGATATGTTACATCTTTTGGTAAAGACTCAAGATCTAAATCTACCGCATCGGCAACCACTATGACATTTTGAAATTGTGATCTTACTGAATTAATTGCATGAATTAGTGTCGGTCTACCAATTGTTCTAATAATAACTGTTATATTATTTACCATTTAAAAATCCACCTATAGTCTACGTTTTGTTCTTCAATATCTGAAAAATCTGGTGATTGTGAGCAAAGTTGAGATACAAAGCTATAAGCCTTTAATTCATTTTGAAGGCTTGCATAATAAATATCTGCTTGCACATTATTGTTTGTAAAATGTTCGTGTGCAATTTCTATAGTTTTTCTATTAAGAATAAAGGCATGAATAGCATATCCATTTCTAATCCTAATTATTTCGGGATGATCTGTTGGCTCGGTACTACTTGAAACAGTATTAAAACCCAAATAAATCATATCCCAATCATTTGGAATATGTTCATATAAACGATTAAATTCTTTCTCAAAGTTTTCACAAAACTCAACATCATCCTCAAATATTGCCACAACATCAACATCGTTTTCAAGGCATTTATTTAATACTCTTAGGTGAGATATATAATTTCCGTACTGCCCAGCATTCATATAAGTATTATTAATTAAGGTTTTTCCATCTACCGCATCAAATCTTTCAAATACTATGTTATTTTCATTTAATAATTTAGTTGATTTTTCCAGCCTATCTTTTCTTCTTTCCAGATTAATCAAATATACCTTGTCTGCAAGTTCATTAATTTTCATTATTAATCACCGAATTGATAATCTTATTTTTAAAATCTGTAGTCGAATAGCCATGTTTTCTATTGATCCATCCAATTTTTAAAGACAAATCTTTGCCAGTATAATGCTCTTTATTTAAATAATCTTCACCCAAAAATCTAATATCATAATGTCCTGAAGACAACATCTCTTCCAACTCCCACTCGTATTCATAAATATTAATGTCGTCTACATACTTTAGGGCTAATAAGATTTCTGCACGTTCCGCCCATGTGTGAATAGGCTTTACCTTACCTCTTTCTAGAGATGGATCCATGTGCAAGGCAACTGTTAAATGATTACATTTTTCTTTTGCTTCCTTGAACATCTTTATATATCCTGGATGGATAACATCAAAAGCACCAGCAATAATTCCATTCTTTTTTGGACCTACCGACTTTTTCCAATCATCAATATGCACTGCCCTATCATCAATATACTGATGGGCAAAAGGCTTTTTATTCATAATTAATTTATGATACTTAACCCCCCAAAGTTGAAGTTGATTTTCTGTTAATGCGGTATGATCTTTTTTACTTACAGAGCCTCTGGCAGTCATAACAATGATTGTGTTACCATCATTATAGAGTTCATTAATTTTATCTACCACAAAAATATCTGGTTCTGCCATTTCATATTGACTATTTTCTACAGAACTACAAATTGTTCCATCTAGGTCAAAGCAATAAATCATTCGCACTCTACAATTCCATGTAGGAAAACCTGATGAATACACTCCGCTACACCATAACTATTTGTTGGTATGTAATAATTAAATTTAGATTTTACAGAAGAAATTCTTACTGGATTGTTAGGGTCAAAGGCTGTCAATACTCCAAAATCAATATTATTTTTAATACAATATTTAACAGCCTCAAGAATATTTTGCGATTTGCCAGAAGAACTAATTAAGATTACAAGAGTATCACTACCAGCATAGAATTCTAAAAATTTTGCGTATGCATCATCTACGCCATAATCATTCATAAAGCATGTAAGCATTGAAGGATCTGAAAAAGATAAAGCTCTTTTGCCACCCCGCTTTGTCATATCTTGAGCAATATGAGATGCTACTGCATTACTTCCACCATTACCTAAAATAATAATATTTTGATGACTATTATAGGCTTTTTCAAAATCTTTATAATCTTTTCCATCAAGGATATCTTGAGTTGCTTTAATGCACTCTTTAAAAAAATTCACAGAATTACTCCATCTACTCCATCTGTCGACATACTAATTTTAACACAATCTTTAGAAATACTCAAGGTATTTTTTTTGGAGAATATCAGAAAAAACCCTCCGTTACCAGCACCACAAAGCTTGTGTGCTAAAACATCATTATTTTTTGATAAGCTATTATCAAGTTCTTTAATGATTGGATTTCCAATTATCATGCTACTAGTATTTTTCTTTTCATTCCAACTTTTTTTAAAAATTTGAAAAAACTCATCATAGTTTTTATTTTTAAGAGCATAATCAGCATCTTCAACCAAACTTATCAATGGGAGAGATTTATCTATATTTTCAGTTACATCTTTAAGAACTTCTTTAGAATTTCTTGTTACTCCAGTAAATAATAAATGCATGTCATACTGATCAAATAGATCTGTTGATAAAAATTTATACTTTACAGACTCATCATCAAAAAATTCAATTCTTTTAAAACCACCAATACCACAACCATGTGGATCCTGATAACCACAATAGGGATTAAATTTTAATTCTAACTCATAAGCCAGAGAGCATATTTCGCTGTCTGTCATAATAATATTTTGAAATATTGTCACGGCTTTAATCAGGCTTATCAGGTATGATGATGAGGACGCAAGACCGCTACCCTGTGAATAAACATCGCTAGTAAGGGTTATCTGAACAGGCTCTACATTAAAATATTCTAAAACACATCTAACTAATTCATTTTTAATTTCAGAAATCTTGGACACCTCTTCTCTTATTGAATAATTAATCACATATTTGTGGTTGTATTTATTTGCCCCCACCCTATCTTGAGTAAGAGTAACATATGTTTTAAGATTTGAAGTAAAACTTATAACAGAACCATATCCAAACTTTTCAATAAAAAATGCATTGTCTGTGGAACCACCAAAAAGTGAAATTCTTAATGGACAACTTGCAACAATCACAACACAATCCATTCTTTTGGTCTAAGATCTGACATGTCATAATGACTATAATTTATGCCAAACCATTTTTCTGGACAAACAACTTTTTTACCTAAATTATTATTAAGATAAGCCCCCCACCAACTAAAAGAACTATTAGCAATAATATTACCTTTAGCATAAGCCATCGTATGCAAATCATCTGCTACCGACCTATTGGTGGCAATCATACATTTTGAAAATATTTCTTGTTGGGAGCACCATTCTGGATCATCGGATACAACTATAAAACTTTCTCCATCAAAGACTTCCATTGCTTTTCTATAATAATCTAAGTCGCATACAGGATGAAATTCGGGCTGATTTACATAATCACCTCTGCGAACGTGAATGACAATTGAATCACTAGAAAATGCTAGAGGACCCGATTTAAAAGAAAATTCTTTAATTAATTCGTCACGAATATGATCAAAGTATTTATGGGATTGATAATAACCATTAAGATCTACGTTATCTGGACAATTATTAAAAAGGTCTTCATCAAAATGAAAATGCTTTTCTGGAAGAACAGAATTTTCTGGAAGTATTGTTTGCAATACAGTTACATCTGGTAAATTAAAAACATCATACATACTACTACGCATAGGATATCTAGTTCCAAATTCATATTTTGCAGGGATTGCCCATTCGTATCCATGCTTTGCAGCAATTCCTCTCAATGTGGCATACTGAAACATTTGATTTCCTACATGCCCCATATTACCAAGCTGGCTAAACGATATTGCCATTTATCCATACCTCATCAACGCTGTTCTCCCCAAAATTGTATGAATGAATTAAAACAAAGCCCTTGCTCTGCAAAAAATCTCCAACTTCATTGGAAAGTTTTTGTTCCTGCCAGTATTGATATGTTTCATTTTCTACATGAAACATGTTTACATTTTTAATTTCATCTAAAAATCCCTCAAGCACTTCAAAAGAGCAGCCCTCGGTATCAATTTTTACAAGATCAAATGGTCCCAGAATATTATTATCTTTGATAATATTATTTATTGTATTTACGGAAACAGTAATTTTTTTTGCCTTGTCTGAGTACCAATCATCAGTTCTGTCTTTAAGTGATGATGTTCCGACTGCTTCCCAATCATGTGATACCACCATATTAAAATTTGCATTACCTTTATAGTTTGATATAGCACCATAAATATTTTTAAAATCTGGATAAGAATTTTCAATTAAGGCGTGGCAATCTGGGTTAGCTTCAAATGTAAATACATTTTTTGCGTTTAA